TAAACCTTCACCACATCTGTTTGAGAGAGGCAAATGCCTATTACAACCGTCCTAGTGGTGGTTGCTGCAAGATCCTCGTCGTAAAAAATAAACTGCTTGTCATCGGCTGTTGCACCGCCAACGTGAATACTGACTCTGAAGGTGATGCCAGAGCCGCCACGGTTGCATATAACCAAGGAGCTTACCGTTGTTTGGGTAAGGTCTGGCACCGTGTACAAAGTAGTGGTAGTGGTCGCGCTGACATCAACCTGACCAAGTACTTTGATAACGTCTGTCACGATGCACCCATAAGCAGGAACTGAAACCTACGCATAGCCAAAGACCCAGACTTGTCGCCTTGCGTCTTGGCTAGGTTTACATCGTTTTCTATTTGATCCAGTGCCTGCTCTATAGTTCTGCGAGTAATCGCTTCGTTATTTGCCTCATACTCTGGTGTTGGAACAGGTAGCGGATTTTGTCTTGTTGCCATTAGCGCCTACCATCCTGTCGCATATCAAACCTTAAATCGCCAAGCCTCCAGCCATATCCAGAACCGCTGCTTTCAATACGAACAACGGCATGTCTTGCTCTTGTGCGTATGTGTGATTGCTGTGTTGAAGATGTAACTGTAGCTGTCGCTTGAGTTGTAGGCGTTTCTAGCGGGAAGTTGCTGCCTTTGATTGTAAAATCAACAGATGCATCTGATGTGGCCCCACGGAAGCTAAAGTCAGGAATAATCCTGCTGATCATCATAAACCGCTCGCCTTCACCTATCTCAAGATCACCCGACTCAACAAACGCTGTCATTGCCTGACCATCATCATCAAAGCCAGTTTCATGGTTGTATAGGTAGTTTGCGTCAGTGACCCCAGTGTTTACGCTTGATGCTATTGGGTTAGAGTTTTTAGAGTAGCCAATCCAAGCGCCACGACTTAACGTGCCTACAGACCAAAGGTTCTCAGCATAGTTGTACGACACATAGTTAGTAATTTCAGTGTCGCTTTCACCTACTGGGTAAAACCATGTGACCTCAGAAAAGTCATTGTTCTCTGCCGCAAATACCTTGAACGCCTGACCTTTATTGAGGTTGGTGAAGACATGCTCTTTAACGCTACAAGGCAACGGTTGCACAGAGCCGTTGTATACATAGAACCCACCAGAATCCATAAAGTACACCGACCCTCTGGCATTGACCGCAGCGTTTGGCGAGATCATAGATATGTCGGTGCTTAACGTAGAGAACTGGAAGGTAAACGGAGCGCCTGTAAACCGCATTGAATGCAAGCTGACATCCGTAAATATAATTATTTCTTGTCTAGTCTGTATGGCTCCTATTATCTCAGAGCCAGAGTTAATTCTTACGCCGCCAGCCGTGTTTGTTGCTGTGGGCGTCCAATCTGCTGCGTTCTCTTGATCAGAAAACCTAACTAATAACGGGTCAATAGCTGATGACCCGATAGGGTTAGAGCCAAAAGCAATAACATGCTGATCTATGTCTGAGACAAGAACCTGCAATGCAATAGTTGGCGTGTTTGAAGCCCCTGCAAGAGATCCAATCTCTATGGCCCTAGTGCCTGTACCAGAACTTTCATCCCAGTAATAGATACCACCACCCCTAGCGTTGAACACCAAGTCTTCGCCAAAGTTGTCTTGACTAAACAAGCGCAACTGCCCAGCCGCAGATATGCTGCTAGAACTACCCCAAGCACCAGAACTCCAAGTGCCTGCGCCAAAACCAGTGCCTTGAACGAAAGTATTTAATCCCGTGTTGATCTGATAAGTCGCTACGGTAGAGCTACCGCCGTTACCAGTATCGCTAGAGTTTGCTACTACTTCAGTTCCGTTTGTGTCTTTGGCCGTAATGGTAAAGGTGTTGGTCGTTGGCACAGAAGCAATCTGATACTCCTGATTTAACACTGCGGCTGTAACTAGACCACCAAGAGAGGCTGCGCTACTAAAAGTAACAAAGTCATTAACAACCGCGCCATGACCATTCTCTGTAACTGTGATTGTTGAAGAACCGTTTGTGGCTGCAAATGTGGCATCACCCGCGCCAGAGGTAAGCCTTATTGGGGTTACGTCGTTGTACCCAGCGCCTTCAGCTACATAGAACTTTAGATTAGTGCCTACACCCAAATAATTTATGGACTCCAAAGATGACCAGTTGTGCAAAGACCGACAGACACCAAGGAAGCTTTGATCTGTGTATTTTTCCCAACCCCCAATCTTCTCAACTCTGCCTTGGCGAAAGCGTATCTTGTCAGCATCAAACCATCCTGCGTCAGCAGAATACTCTGTGCCTTCTTTGTTTACGCCGGGGGCAAACTTAATCTTACTGAGGGGCATTTTTAACGTGGCCCTCTTTGTCTGCGTTTACGCTTCTTCCTGCTAGACCTCTGATCAGGCTCAGCAACTTTCTTCCTGCCTCTCTTAGGCTTAGTGACCTTTTGAGTTCTCGGCTTTGCTGGAAGCAACGCTGACAAATCAGGAACCACAAAAGGCTTAGGCGTTGCTGCCGCCCTTGTTTTCTCAGGAGTGGTCACAGGCGGTAGCGGCAATGGTTGCCTCAAAGCTGGCGTAGCAACCACTGGAGGCAGCGGTGGCGGCGGCGGCGGTGGAGGCGGTGGCCTCATAATTGTTGGTCGAGGCGTGATGATTGGCGGCCTCTCAATTACAGGCGGTGGTGGCGGCGGCAACGGAACTGGCAACGGTAAAGGTTCAGCAACTATCGGTGGACTAACCACTGGCGGCACAGGCGGTGGCAAGTTCACAACTGGCGGTGGCGGTAGAGGCATCGGGATATTTGCTGGCTCCCCTCTTCCACCACCAAGCAACGCATCTATACCAACTGGTGCGGCTGCAGGCGTCGGCACTGGCTGTGTTGGCGCTAAAGAAAAAGGGTATCGACCATCAAAGTTACCTTTGGAAGCTACAAACCCTCTTGGCCCTGTTGGCTCAGCCGCCGCTGCTAGTTCTTCATATCCCACATCGCCGGGAGCAACTGCGTTAGCAAATATACCTCCCATACCGCGCAGTCTTTCGCCAAGGCCAATATCGGGATCAGGAACAACAGGAACGGGTCTAGTGCTAACTGGTCGTACAACAGGCTCTGGTGCAGGCAAATTAACAGGTGGCAGCATAATGTTGTCAAACATTCCTGTCATATTTATCTCTGGATCAAACGCGCCCATTTGCATTATTGGCGAATCAATAGCGGGTGTAGGCGCTACAGGAACAGGAGCCGCCACTGGAGCAGCTATTGGTGCTACAACAGGAATAGTTGGCAAGAAAGTTCCGCTTTCTGGGTCAAACGATCCGGGCCTTAAAGGTGGAGTAGTGAATCTATCTCTAGGGCTAGAAGTGTCAGTCTGTATAGAGGATGTTGTCTGCGTTTCTTGAGCAGCAGCCATCTCATCAAGAACCCTCTGCGCTTCTGCCGCTCTTGCTGCTTCTTCGGCAGCAGCAGCTTCTTCAGCAGCCAACGCATCTGCCGCAGCTTGCTCAGCCGCAGCAGCTTCCGCAGCAGCAGCATCTGCCGCAGCCTGCTCTGCCGCTATACGATCAGCCTCTGCCTGTGCAGCAGCAGCTTGTTCTGCTGCAATTCTATCTCTTTCTGCTTGAGCGGCAGCTTCAGCCGCAGCAGCCTCGGCAGCAGCTTGCTCTTGGGCCTGTCTAAGCATTTCAGCTTGTGCAGCAGCCGCTGCTTGCTCTTGAGCAATCCTGCCTTGAGTGAATATGTTTGCCGTTTCAGTTGCGTCAAATGTTTGGAAAGCTTGCCCAGTAAGAGGATTTATACCTTCCATTTGACTAGGTACTGCTTGTTGTGGGGCTAAAAACGCCCCCACTTGCGGTGCGCCCATCGGATTAGCGCCACCAAGTAGTGATGCGATACCTGAAGGAACACCGTAATTAGGGTTTCTTGAAAGGAATGGTTGGCCCTGCATTTGACCGTAACCTAAAGGCACATTTGGTGCTGTGAACGAATTAGCGGGAGTTGTTGGCGGTGCAAAACCAAGCTGTTGAGCTTGTGCGCCTGTTTGTATGGTGCTATCAAACAATGCCATTACTGATACTCTCCAGTTCTAATCATTTCGGTAACTTCTAATGCCCTGCTCCCAACCTGCTCACTCCACTTAGAATCCATAAACTCATCAGCCGCTATGTCAAACTGCTCACGGGACATTGCCTCTAAAGCCTTTACGAATCCACGCAACCGTGTAAGACCAAGATTAAAGCAAATATTAATCATTGCGTCCTTTCGCGCTTCGTTAAGAGCAGCAAACCAAAAGTAAGTGTCATCAAGCTCATCGCGTACACGCCTTATGTCATTGGCTAGTAAATACTCAATTTCATCATCAGATAGCCCAAGACCAGATTCAGCGATGTTGCGGCCAACGCCAATAGTTTCATAGCCAGCGGAACACAGGTACACATGACTACGCACGCCCTCATGGCGCTTTAACATTCCTATTAACTGAATACCCATTATTTCTCCCTGCTCACGCCTCTGGTCTTCTCGTAGCTACGCATAGCGCCCAAACCGAGCATCCCAGTCATAGTGGTCATCAGCAGCGATGGATCTATCTCTGGAACCTCTACCCAAATACCTGCTATAGGTGCAATCAATACATGGTACAGAAGCCCCAGACTACAGCACCATCCAATGCTAGGACGCCACCCGGCAACAAACAAAGACTTGTGAGCAGCCTCAACCTTGTTTACTTCTAGTTGTCCCTTGGCTAATTCATTTGCATGGCGTTCTGCTAAAGTACTCAACTCAAAGGCGATGCGATTCTTCTCGTCTTTGTCTTCAATAACCTTGTCGAGTAAGGAGGTAGCTGGGCCTATAAGGGAGCTTAAAATACTCATGCCCACCCGCTATATCGGGCAAAACA